TCAGGAGACAAAAAAGTCAAAATACATCGTTCCGGAAGTTTTTTCATAGACGATACGATCCACGATGGAGCGGAGCAGAAGTCCCTTCTTCTCGGCCGGCTCCTCTGGATTTTTCAGAATATCATTGATGTTTTTTATCTCTTTCCGGAAATCTTCTTTCGAGATTGTTTCCGGCTGGGCGGCGGGCGTAAGCACGCGGTCCAGTTCTTCCTGCAGGCTCTGCCGTTCTTCGGCGAGCCTTTTTTTGTTGGCGCCGTATTCTTCCAGCGTATCAATCCCATTTTCATAAGCCATCTTCACGCGAGCTTCGCGGGCAGCCAGATGCTCCAGGGCCTGCTGCAGCCGCTGGATGGTCTCATCGTTTTCCTGTTCCTGCTTCCGGCCGCGGACAGTGAAGGAGAAATCCGCACCGGCGAGGATATCATCGAAGTAGCGGTAGACGGTTCGCTCTGCCTTGGCAACGGTGATTGAATTGGAGCCTTTATGGAAACCTTTTGCGTATTTCCAGCATTGAAAGTACGGACAAGATGTGTTTCCGGCTGTTACCGTCATCGTAGCGCCGCAAATTGGACACTTTAAGAGACCGGAGAGCCAGTGGCGGCAGGTTGATGGGTTGCGGCTCTTAGGAGAGCGTCTGCGGGCATCCATGCGCTTGATACGATCCTGATAGCGTGCCGGATCCAGCCGCGTCTCGTGTGTGCCATCGAAAGAGATCCCATTCCAGACCACAGTACCAGCGTAGAAAGGATTACGCAGTACACGTTCGATCGAGCGGCGCTCCATGAGATTTCCGCGTCTGGTGCGGTATCCGAGGTCATTGCATCTGCGGGCAATTGCTGTCGGGTCAAGATGCTCGAAGTCATACTGATCCATGATGTATTTGACAATCTGATATTCCGCTTCATCGATCACAAACGGTTTGCCGCCGCCTGCCGCCTGGTATCCAAGACATGGCGTTGTCTGGTAGCCGTGCTGCAGAGCCTTTTCCTTCATGCCGCGCAGAACCTCGCCAGAGAGACGGATAGAGTAGTATTCGTCCATCCACTCAATAATACGCTCGATCAGCGTGCCGAACGGGCCGTCAATCAGCGGCTCGGAGATGCTGATTACATCAATATTATTCTTTTTGAGGAGCGACTTGTAGACAATGGATTCCTCCTGGTTGCGCGCGAAACGGCTGTATTTCCAGACAAGGATCACGTCGATTGGATGGGAGTCCTGCTTCGCAAGGGCGATCATCTCCTGAAACTTCGGCCGCCGGTCCGCATGCCGGCCGGAGACAGATTCCTCGAAGATGAACTCTTTTGCGATGACAATCCCATTCTTCTTCGCGTAGTCCAGGAGCAGACGCTGCTGCGCATCCGGAGAGAGTTCGGTCTGATCCGCGGTGCTGACGCGGATGTAGAGAGCACCGTTTTTAAGTGCTGACATAATATCACCTTCTTTAAGTTTTCAATTTTGAATATAAGAAAAAACGCCAAAACAAACGTTCTGCTTGTCTGACGTTTCCGAAGATGATACAATATGTTTTGTCGAACTGGTATCATTCTTCGGAATGTTACTGAGCCGTCCTGGTGTTGGCGCACCGGGGCGGTTTTCTTTTATTCGTTTAAATCTTCTTCGTCGTCATCGGAAGAATAAGTGCTTGTATAATTAGAATCACTGGAAAGAGATTGTCTGAATTCGTCTGCTACCATGGTTCGGTTAAATTCGGCAGTAGGTTCAATCTCATCAACAATTTTTTCCAATTCATCAATTGAAATTTTGAAAAATTCCTTGCGCATATTTACTTTATTTACACGGCGGTCATTCAAAATTTCATGCATTTTATTTTCCAGAGCGACAGCATCTTGTGAGAAAATGAAGCTATGTACATCGAACTTGAATGGAACACTTGCGTTTCCAAGCTCGTTGATGCGGTCATTTGGATCCAGTCGACGAGTCATTCCGACTTTGAAAACATCTTCACCAAAAGAGCCGAGGTTGCTTATAATATAAACGGTACCGGCTTTTCCATTCTGAAGATTAGTGATCTCTTCTTTCTTTACCACGACATCGCTAAGCTGTGACTGGAGTTCGAGAATTCTGGCTTTCAGCTTTGCAACCTCTGAATCATCAGATGTAGCTTCTAAGCTATGCTGCAATTTGGTAATTTCGCCATTGAATTTTTCTTCTTCTTTCAAAATCCGTTTCTTTTCCTGTTCAAGAGCTTTGCGTTCTTCTGCTTCCTGCTTCATTTGCTCACGAAGAGCCAACTGTTCTTGTTTAGCCTGCTCTTTTTTTACATAATAGTTATATTCTATTTTGATGGAATTAATAAGTAAATATTCCATTTCACCAATAAATTTTGTGAGGGTTCCGGCAATGGCTTGATTTCCTTCGCCCGCAATCTTAAGATATTTCGCTGTTATTTTCTTTATACTTTCGATTGCAGTATCGAGCTTATCGTATTTGAGCGTGTAAAGAATATTTTGTACTTCTGACTGAATGGAAATTGTCAAAAGCTCGTAAATGGATCTGTTTGCTTTGGTGGTATATCGTGCAGAATATTGCGTCATTAAAGATTCGATGAGCTTTTCATTTTCGCGATAAGCCTTCTTCAAACTTTTTACATCCATACAATGCAATTTCAAAATAACTGATGGGGCAATTAATTCGGCGTCGTTAATGTCACGCTCTGTTAAACGGCAAGTGCTATATGGAGCATCTGTTGTAAAGAATGTATTTAAAGCATAATCCATACTGTTATACAGTTCTTTACTCCGAGAAAGCTTTCGTTCCTGAGTAGAAACAGACTTTTTCAATTTATCATCACGCTGTTGCAGCTCTTCAAGTTCGGACCATAAATTGGTGGTCAAAGCATTAATATCTTGAATGTCTTGGTTGAGTTTATCGAGTTTGGCTTGTCCTTCTGATTCGAGCTGAGCTATTTTTTCTTTAGCCTGAGAATATTCTGTAATACCTGTTTTCTCAATCGTTTGCTTTAATGTGGTGTTCTCAGTAGAAAGCGCAATATTGCTCTCTGACAATCGAGTATTTTGATCATAGATTTCGGCAATTTGAAGATCCTTTTGCTTTTCCTTGTGTGTGCGAACACAAAGAAGTACAATTCCGATCACAGGCGGAATAAAAAAATACCAAAGAGCAAAAAGTAGACAGATAAATAAAGTGCTTAAGTACCATGGGTTCTTTTGTGGCATTCGGTAAGTCCTCCTAAATGTGTATATTAATTTTTATTCCATACGAAGCAAAATCATAGGCATCACCTCTTGATGTATACTTGGATAAAATACCCCATAATTATACGTTTAAAAATTCAAAAAATTACGGATTAATTAAAGTTTATATATGGTTTCCCACTTAGCATCTGTGATTTTTTCTACTTTTTTTACAGATAATTTTCCACCTGATTTAGCTAGATGTATCATGAAACCATGTTTTTTTTGCCAAAAAATTAAACGAGCTTTGCCGATGCTTCCGTCTTGCATATAATGAATTTCCCCGAAATAATCTTGCGGAGGATTGAGATCTTTATGAGAAGCATATGCGTAATGGAGGGACAAAGGATATTTAGACAATTTACCCGTTTGCGTGTAAGGACATGCTTCATAAAAAGTAAAATCTGTAGAATACAGAAATTTATTCGTATCTATGGATAGACGATTGCTCAAATGAGCTTGTTTAAGAGCAAATGAAATGAGCTTATTTAGTTGTTTAAATTCTTTTTCAATTAGGACTTTATCAGACGAAGGAACTGTTATAATTCCATGGTTTAAGCTACTCGGTATATTTCTGCCGACAGGCAGTATAACAGGAGAAGAAGCATCAGGAACTCCAGAATACCTTGGTGAAGGATGTCTTTCTTCGATAACGGATGAGTGACGTTGTATTGCTAAATTCCCTTTCGGGGTTGGCTTATTTAATTCGTCAAGATAGCCATTTCTTTTTAAAAATGTTTTTTCTGCTACGAAGTCAATTCCATATTCATATTCAAAATATGCAGGTGTTTTTTTATTACTGTATTTTTTTAACCAATATAGCATATAAATATGTCCAGGCAACAAACCATCGGAGTAGCGTTTCATCATTGATTTAGAGACAAGGGATTGCTGAGAAAACGTTTTGGCCTGTTCAAACCAATTAGTATTAAGCTCACGGTCTTTGGAAATAAAAGGCATTTCTGGATAATCCTTGTAATATAGATCATAAATTTTTTGACAATAGTTATCACTGGCTTTTGCTGACTGAGAAAAATTTATTTGCTCCGGGAAAATAGATTTATTATCAAGTCGTTCAGGGGATAGAGCTTTTTTTATTTTAAAAAGATCGAAAAATCCCATATTATCACCTCAATTTTATAATTTTTTAAAAACAATCAAATTCGGTATGAAATATATAACATAATTATCAATAGATTTGCACATTCCATATTTACTCTGGTAGTAAACCAGACATTCATTCAGATATTTCTCTGTCACATTAAGATATTCGGAGATCTCATACCGATTTTTGCATCCGTGTTCGTATGCTTTAATTAAACCAAGTAGGCCAATCTGTTTATCATATCCCCAAGCCCTTGCCCGAAGTTCCTGCTTCCTATTGGAAATGTCGCTTTCATCAAGGATATTTCCATACGTTGTATGATAATGTCCAAGTTCCTCAGCTAGAACGCAGGCCTTTTCAGATTGGCTTGATAGCCCTTTATGAATAGCAATTCGATTATTGCAAATACGTCCGCCGTAGCCTGGAATATCTTTTTCTTTTACAATCAAATTCATGGAATCTGATTCCGTTAGTAATTCTTCGTAAGTCAAATAATCACTCCCACTCTTTAGAATCCATCATAATATCGTCAGCATGCTTTTTCTGCTCTGGAGTAGCACCAAGGTCATGAGCCGCATTCAGGAATACTTCGTCTTCCATACGCTGCGTAGTCAGAAGATTTTCTATATAAGAAAGCCCTTTGTCTTGATTCGATGAATTCAGTTTTCGATATGACTGGATCAAAGATTTTTCCTTTTCGGTATTGCAATAGAGCTTAGAAGAGACAACAGAACCTTGCCGTTCCATTGGAGCATCGAAACCCATCAGCCAAGCTTCGTTTACATCGAGAGCGATGGAAAGAGCGTCGATATTATTCTGACGTGGCTTGTACTTTCCTGATAAATAGGAACTGAGTTGTCCTTTATCAATATGTGCCTTTTCCGCCAGCTCCGATTGTGTTAATTCGCGTAATTCAAGAGCAATTTTAATGCGATCTTTTATTTCTGCTTTTTTCAAAATATATCCCTCCATTTCTTAAAGAGTTCTTTAAAACGAATTATAAAGCAAGGTTGAGAAAATATCAATATATTTTTATAAAAATTGAGAAAAACTTAAAAAATGTATTGACATACGAGCGGCGCGGTGCTATCCTAAATGCAGTTGAGAAAAACTCAACCGGAAAGGAGGAGGAAAACGAATGCCACACTCTTATGATTACAGAAAATTAAGAGGAAGAATAAAAGAAAAATTTGGCACTCAAGCAGAATTTTCAAAGCGGTTGGGAATTTCTGAAGTGTCTGTGAGCAATAAGCTTAATAATGTGGTCGACTGGGGTCAGGAAGAAATGGAACATGCGATTTCTGTACTCGACATCCCAGAGTCGGATATTCATGCTTATTTTTTTACTCACATAGTTGAGAAAAGCTCAACCGTATAAAATTAAAAAGGAAGGTAAATTAAATGGAGAAAATGTTGATTCCTATTAATTACGACATGGAACAACCAACCGTGTCGGCGAGAGATCTGCACAGCGGCTTAGCAATCAATACGAGATTTAATGATTGGTTTTCACGTATGACAGAATATGGTTTTGAAAGCGGAAAAGACTTTTACTCAAAAATGAGTAAAACCTCAGAAACAGGTGGCAGACCAGCAGTTGACTACCAGATCTCCGTGGACATGGCCAAACAGATCTGCATGATCCAGCGATCAGAGAAAGGCAAGCAGTACCGTCAGTATTTCATTGATCTGGAGAAGGCCTGGAACACCCCGGAACAGGTGATGGCAAGAGCACTGAAGCTCGCAGACAGAACCATCGACACTCTGAAAGAAGAGAAAAAGAAACTGATCGAGGATAATGAGCGTATGAAGCCAAAGGTGATCTTCGCCGATGCGGTGAGAGCAAGCTCCAGTTCCATCTTAATCGGTGACCTTGCAAAGCTCCTGCGTCAGAATGGCGTGGATATTGGGGCGAAGCGTCTCTTCGAGTATCTGAGAAACCATGGATACCTGATTAAAAGAAAAGGTTCCGACTGGAACATGCCGACGCAGAAGTCGATGAACATGGGCTTGTTCGAGATCAAAGAGAGTACGCACATTGACGGAAACGGCTGCAACATCGTAACCAGAACGCCGAAGGCAACCGGGAAGGCACAGATCTACTTCGTGAATAAATTTGTAGGAGGGATGAGCGATGACGATAGCGGAGTGTAACAGTCCGGTAGCGGAGAACATTGCACGGATCATCGCTGAAAAAGGGCTGAAGCAGGTACATGTTTCTGAAAAGGCCGGATATAGCGCACACGGGCTGAGCGATATGCTTAACGGACGGAAGCTGATTAAAGTAAGTGATTTAGTCCGCATCGCGGCGGCACTTGATGTTGATGCAAAGTACCTTCTGTAGCGCAAAAGAAAGGAATTTGTTTGAAAATGAATTATGGTTCATTCATAAGAGAACAGGTAATAAAAAATCTGCTATCTTCGCAGACGAAAATAGCAGAGGCCGGGAATGCAAAAGGACTTGTTATATTATCAAAATTCATTTTAAAGATTTCGCACCAGTTTGATAACGAAATCTTGGAGTTGGGGTTTGAAATAAACAACAAGAATTCCGAGTATCCACCAGATGAAGGTAAATAGGACATTGCATATCTTGTAAGCGGTAACTTCAGAGGATATTCCAATATAAGACAGTAATGATTTTGGGAGGAAAACGATTAAGTCAATCCAGTAAAACGGATTAAAACTATCAAGCATATTCTTGTGAAACACGCCTTCTGCTTCTTCGAACATATTTAATGTAGTGACAGAGAATGAGGTCCGTGTACTCGGAAACATAGAGAAGGTACTTACGTTTCCCGAAACAATTTCTCCATTTCCAATATGTTCGGATGCAGGGATTTTTATATCTTTGACATGAGCTTTTTCAAACAAGGAAAGCACTTCTTGACGATAGAAATTCATATCGCTGCGTTTATGATCAAGAAATTCCGAAAAATATGTTTGTAGTTTTTTGATTCTGAAATAATGCATTAAATTTGCAAGAAATTTATATGCAACAACTAAAAGAAATAATGCTAAAAAGCGCATGGTATTGTTTATCCTTTCGTGTCAATGATGTCTTTAGCAAAAGTCCCACAGGAAGGACCAGTTCCCGCGGGACGCAATACAAAAACAATTTGCAACTACATAATAGCTCAAAAATGGTTACGAATCAATAGAAAATCATTACGGAGCCAGGTTGCATACGATAAGAAGATAAGGAAGAGGTGGTGCCTTATGAAAGAAATTGTGTTCGTTACCCGGAGAATCAGAATCAATGGGCAGCAAGAGATCGTGGAAGAATTTGTTGCTGAAAAAGCAAAAGAAATTATGCTTCCGCGGGTGGAAGCTGCAGTGGAGTCGTTTGGTTATGAAAGGACGCAGAAATGAAGAAATCAGATAAAGCGGCGCTGGCGGTCGGCGCGGTTGGTACATGGATTTACATCGGTGGCGTGGACTCCGACCTTTGGGGCCGCGTCGCCCTGGGAGCCGGAATGTTCCTTCTTGCGCTCGCTGGTAAGAAAATCGGCGATTATGTCGATGCCTGCCGCGAGGAGCGAGAAGAATGGGAAGAGGAGCGCCGGGACGCGGTGTTTGCGGCGTGGATCCGGAGCGGATCACTGAAGGGAGGAGAAAAATAATGGTGATTGTTGGATTCGAAGAAGCAATGAAAATGGCAGCGGGTGAAAATTATCGTGACATCTACGTCATGCAGCCTACTGCAATCAGATACATGAATATTCGGGAGATTCACGTAGCAGTGAAAAAAGGGGCAATCTTTGCGGTTATGGAGCCGCAGGACCAGCGTGAGCCGCTTGACCATGGTCATCCGCTCGGCGAAGAAAGAGGAGAACCTGGTGTTCCGCCTTATCGTCCGGCTGGCCATTTACACATTGCCTATGCAATGAGCGCAGATGGAAAAACGGGATTTTCTACCGAGTATTCGCGAGAAAAAATGTATGTTGGCACATACACAGACGGCACAAAGGAACAATCCGAAGATCCGGCAATGTACAATTGGACAAAGGTTTTAGACGATTAATATCAAAATACGAAAGTGAGGAAAAGAAAGATGATTAAATCTAAAGAAGGTATCGTCGAGGTTGAAGGAAGCAAAGAGGTTGTTCTTGCTGACTTTCTGACTCTGGTTATGGGAACCTATAAATCGTTGAAAGAAAAGATGCCGGAAGAAATGGCCGCTCAAAACTTGATTAAGTATACCCAGAAAGGCATCAAGTTTCAGCGAGAGGAGGATGCTGGAAAGGAATTGAGCAAAATTCTCACGGATGATCTGATGGAGACCATCGGAAGAATCTTCGAGACAATGGAAAGAGAGGAGTTATAAAATGTCGGAAATGATGATGATCTCTGTTCCTCTGGATGACTACGAGGAAAAGGCAAAAGACCAGAGAACACTGGAAATTATGCGCGATATGCTGGTAAAAAAAGGCATGATCTACACGGAGACACTGCATACGTTGCTGGGTGTTGCTGAAAAAGCAGAAGAAAAGACGGAGGATGCAAAAGATGGAAGAACTGCAGATTAAGATCAGTCAGGAACCGGCGGTGATCCGGTGTAACTTTGAGGATGTGAAAGCGCAGTTGTCTGCAAAGATGGCGGAGTATCAGGGGGCGGTATTCACTGAGGAATCTAAGAGCGTGGCCAAGGCGGAGCTGGCATCTCTTCGGAAGACCAGAGAAGAAGTAGAGAAACGCCGGAAAGAGGTCAAGGCGCAGTGCCTGGTACCGTACAATGACTTCGAGGAGAAGGTGAAAGAGCTGCTGGAAATCATCGACGAGCCGATCTGCCTGATCGACAGCCAGCTGAAAGAGATGGAAGCAGAGCGCATCCGCAAGCGCCATGCAGATGTTGAGGCGATGTATGCAGATTGCATCGGTGAGTGGGCGGAGTACCTGCCGCTCAAAGAGATCTACGTGAAAAAGTGGGATAACGCCACCACCAGCCTGAAACAGATCGAAAAAGAGCTTTTGGCGATGGTTGAAAAGGTTTCTTCTGAGGTTGCCATTATCCGAAACACGCAGTCAGATGTTGTGGACGATGCGTTGAAGATCTATCAGAAGAGCCGTGATCTTGGTGCTGCCCTTACCCGGATTAATACATACGAGGACAACAAAAAGCGGGCATTGGAGACGGAACGCATCCGCATTCAGCAGGAAGAGGAGCAGCGGCGGCAGGCTGAGATCGAGAGAGCGCGTGAGGAAGAGCGCCGGAAACTCGAAGAAATCGCCAAGGCCAGAGAGGAAGAACGGAAAAAGGCGGAAGAGGAGTTGAAAGCGGAGGCAATGGCAGCACCAGAGCCGGAAGTACCGTTTTCCCTCGATGATGCAGAGGACGGCGATGATCTTCCGTTCCCACAGCCGCAGACAGTTACGATGTGGTACAAGGTCATTGCTACACCGGAAGAGCTGGAGCAGGTGGAGATGGCGTTTAACAGCATCGGCATCCATTTTGAAAGGAGACAGGCATAATGGCAGAAGCGGAGAAAAAGGAATATCCCATGATCTACCGCTCAATTGCCGGTGTAATTGCGGATGTTGGTGCGGTTGGAAAAGATAAGATGAATAAACAGCAGGGATTTAAGTTCCGCAGCATCGATGATGTGTATAATGCCCTGCATCCGGCGCTGGCGAAAAATAAGGTGGTCATCGTGCCGGATATTCTGGAACGGGAGGTAGAGAAACTGCAGACGGCAAAAGGAACGCTGATGCATCATGTTACCTGCACAATCAAGTTTACGTTCTATGCAGAGGACGGATCTTCCATTGAGTCTACACTCGTGGGAGAAGCATTGGATACAGGGGACAAGGCTACCAACAAGGCCATGGCGATTGCATACAAATATGCGTGCTTCCAGGTATTCTGCATCCCAACGTCTGATATGGCAGATCCGGATGCGGAGACGGTAAATGGTCTGCAGATAGCCGGAAACCCGCCGCAGACCCAGCAGGGAGCAACACCACCTGCGGCGGATATGCGAACCAGCAGAATCAACGGTGAGATGCTGTGGAGACTGCAAGGAGAGTTGGCAAGAACCGGCGTGCAGGAGGTGCAGATCAACGATACATTCAAGGTCGGAAAAATCAGTGATCTGACCGTGGAGCAGTACAACAAAGCGATGCGCCGCCTGCAGAAGACGCCGAACCGCCGGGCTACACAGAATGTACCACCACAGGAAGAAAATCTTCCGGGACAGATGGATATCACGGATTATCCTGGCGCGGTGCCAGGTATGTAACAGGCGTTTTAAACGCCACGGAATAGCATCTTAAGAAAAAAGGTACCCGCGCGGCCGGAAAATGGCTGTGCGGGGCAAATAGAGAGGATAGAGCATGAATAAAGTAATTTTGATGGGCCGCCTGTGCGCGGATCCGGAAGTGAGATACGCACAGAATCAGAACCAGACCGCCATTGCACGGTATCGTTTGGCTGTTGATCGGAGGTTTCACAGAGACGGCGATGCAACCGCAGACTTCATCAGCTGTGTTGCATTCGGAAAAGCGGCAGAATTTGCAGAGAAATACCTGCGCCAGGGTACGAAGATCGCAATTACCGGCCGGATTCAGACCGGCAGCTATACCAATCGGGAAGGTCAGAAGGTCTATACAACGGGTGTAGTGGTTGAGGAACAGGAGTTTGCAGAGAGTAAGGGTGCAAGTGGAAACATCGAAGGATCGGCACCGCAGGCGACAGACCCAGATGGCTTTATGAGCCTCCCGGATGGCATCGACGAAGAACTTCCATTCAACTAGAGAGAAGGTGCGAAATGGCGTGGAAAAGATATGCCGGAAATAAATACGGCAGCCGAAAAGTGGAAGTGAATGGCATCGTGTTCGACTCGAAGCGGGAGGCGGCGCGGTACCAGGAGCTTCTGCTCCTCGAAAAAGCAGGAGAAATAAAGGATATCCGGCGGCAGGTCAAATATGTGCTGATTCCGGCACAGTACGAGCATCTGGAAAGCACAACCAAGAAAGGGCGCGGAAGATGCGTTGAGCGGGAATGTGCCTACATAGCGGATTTTGTATACAAGACGATTCTGCCGGACGGGGATACCCTTACGATCGTAGAAGACACCAAGGGATTCCGGACGAAAGATTATATCATCAAACGGAAGCTGATGCTTTCCGTGTATGGAATACGAATCAGGGAGATTTAGGGAGGAGAGTAACATGGCAGATATCAAATGGATTAAGATCACGACAGATATCTTCGACGATGAGAAGATTCTGTTGATTGAGAGCCTGCCGGAGGCGGACTCGATTATTGTGATCTGGTTTAAGCTCCTGTGCCTTGCCGGGAAGATGAATAACAGCGGTGTGTTCCTGCTGAGTGATAAAATCGCCTACACGGACAAAATGCTGGCAACCATCTTCCGGCGGAAGGAGTCTACGGTGCAGCTAGCACTTAAGACCTTCGAGCAGTTTGGCATGATTGAGATTCTGGACGGTGTGATTACCATCCCGAATTGGGGAAAGCATCAGAACCTGGAACAGCTGGAGGCCCGGAAGAAGTACCAGAGAGAATACCAGCGGGACTACCGCAGAAAACAGAAGCTTCTGCTGACTGGTGAGCAGGAAGAAAATACAGAGGAAAGTTCATGTGAAGATTCACGTAAACATTTACATAAATATTTACATGAATCCAACGTTAACAGCCTAGATAAAGAAGAAGATAAAGATAAGAATAAAGAGAGTAAAGAGAAAGCAACCTGTGAGCAGGTTGTGGACCTTTACCGGTCCATCTGCATTTCTTATCCATCTGTAAAAACATTATCCGAAGCCAGGAAGAAGGCAATCAGAGCCAGATTGAAAGTTTACAGCCTAGAAGATTTTCGAAAGATGTTTGAAAAGGCAGAGGGATCCGCTTTCTTAAAGGGTGCCAATAACCGGAACTGGTCAGCAAACTTTGATTGGCTGATGAAAGATGCCAATTTTGCGAAGGTAATCGATGGAAACTATGATAACAAACCACGTCAGGCGGAAAGTGCGAAGCCGATCACAGGAAATAAGTTCAATAATTTCCACCAGCGGCAATATGATATGGGATCGCTTGAGCAGATGTTACTTGAAAACCAGAGTGCAGGAGGGTGAGAAATGGCAGTGATTGGAATTATCGTGTTCTGTGGAGTAGTCGTTGGTGCGGCGGCGTTGCTGCTGAACCGGCCAGAGCGGCCGAAGGATCCGCGGGAGGACGAGGAACAGATGGAATATCTGAACGAGTGGAACCAGAAACATAAAAAATAACAAATGCAGAAAGGAGCCAGCCTCCGGCCGGGGCAAGGGTATACCGGGCTTCTTGAAATAATGGGAGAATTAAGCACAGAAGAGTGGAAAAAACAGAAGAAGATACAGAGAGCGATTTTTACGGCGAAGCAGAATCTGCCGTATGAAGTGAAACTTCGTCGTCAGGCCAGAAGAGCGTGGGAGTTCTGGACGGAAATGGAATACGAGAATAAAAACTGCCATGTGAGCGTTGGTGGATTGGACAGCATTACGCTGTTTATCTGGCTGCACAGTATCGGCATCCACGTTACAGGAATTACGGTATCTGGTATTGAAGATCAGAGCATCCAAAAGGTACATAGAGCATTGGGGCTTGAAGTTGTGAAATCGTATAAGAGCAAGGTTACGATTTTGAATGAGATTGGCTTTCCGGTGATCAGCAAGAAGATTGCCGGGCGGATCAATACACTGCAGAATCCGACAGAGAACAATAAGACGGTGCGGCATGCGATCATCACCGGCGAATGCGGTGCACAGGGGCATTATGCCAAGAACAGCCGCATGCAGTTGCCGCAGAAATGGCTGAGATTGTTTGGTGGTTATGAAAACGAGAACGAGGGTGTCAACTATGGCAAGCCTGAGCCGGACATTAAAATTTCGAATGAGTGTTGTTACTGGCTAAAAGAGAAACCTTGCGACGACTGGGCGAAGAACCATAACAGCAGTCCTTACCTTGGAATCATGGCAAGCGAAGGGGGACAGCGTGAAGAGGCGCTGATCGATCATGGTTGCAATTACTACGGAAAGACCGTGACGCGATCTGCTCCCTTTGCAATCTTTATGCGGCAGGATATCCTGCAGTTGGCTCTGGATATGGACCGCTGGTACCATGAGCATCTGGAATTATTTGAGAAACTGTATCATGCGCAGCCGTATGGCCGGAATAAAGACGGGAGCCCGAAAAAATATGTTCCGCTGGAATCCATCGTGCCGGAAATCTATGGAGCGATAGCAAAGCGGCAGAATGGAGAACTCTACACAACGGGAGCACAGAGAACCGGATGCAGCATGTGCGGTTTTGGCATCCATTTGGAGCAGCGGCCGCACCGGTTTGACAAGCTCCGGGAGCGCAACCCGAAAGAATGGGAATTCTGGATGTATCGCTGCTGCACAGATCCAAACACTGGCGAAAAATATGGCTGGGGAAGGGTGCTGGACTATATCGGCGTGGAGTGGGAGGACATTCCGGCGGTGCAGATGAATTTGGAGGATTTTCTGAAATGAAAGAGTTGATTATAGATTGCTTTGCTGGCGGGGGCGGTGCCTCCGTCGGCATCGAGATGGCACTGGGGAGACCGGTAGATATTGCGATCAATCACGATCCAGATGCCATTCTGATGCACAAGACGAATCACCCGAACACGCTGCATCTGACCGAGGATATTTTTAAAGTCAATCTGCGTAAATACGTCAAAAATCAGCATGTGGCGTTGATGTGGGCTAGTCCGGACTGCACAAGCCATAGCAAAGCAAAGGGCGGTAAACCACGGGAGCGCGGTCTGCGGATTCTTCCGTGGGCAGTGTACAAGCATGCGAAGGAGATTCTGCCGGATGTGATCCTGATGGAAAATGTAGAAGAAATACAGCAGTGGGGGCCGCTGGATGAAAAGGGATATCCGATTCCAGAAAGAAAGGGAGAAGATTATCAGAAATTCATCCGGTCGATGAAAAGCCTTGGATACATATTTGACTGCCGGGAGCTGGTAGCTGCCGATTATGGAGCACCGACCACAAGAAAACGATGGTATGCGGTGTTCCGACGGGATGGGAAAGAGATTCGGTGGCCGGAACCTACACACAGTAAGGATGGAACAAACGGAAAGCAAAGGTGGGTATCGGTGGCATCAGTCTTGAATTTCAGCGACTTGGGACAGTCAATCTTTGGACGGGCAAAACCGCTTGCACAAAATACGATGAAACGCACGGCAAGAGGATTAGAAAAATTCGTTTTTAATAACCCAGAGCCATTTATAGTGCAAGTGAATCATGGCGGCGATAACTTCCGTGGACAGGATATTCACAAACCGATGCCAACAATTACAGGAAAGCATGGCTTTGGAATGGTAACACCATATATTATTCAGTATCATTCGGAAACTGCAAAGAACGAGGTAAGAGGTCAGAACATTGCAGATCCGCTGCAAACGATCGACACGAGCAATCGTTACGGTTTGGTAGCTATGTTTCTTGAAAAATTCTATAAATCGGGGGTTGGACAGCCGATGAGTGAGCCAATGCACACGATTACAACAAGTCCTGGACATTTTGGACAAGTTTCGGTTCTTGCAGTGAAATGGGAAGAACTGAAAGAAGCTGGAATTAAGCCGGAAATAGCCCAGAAAGCTACGTGGGTATCACAATTCATTATGGAATATTATGGTTGTGGTACAGGGCAGACAACAAGTGAACCATTACACACGATAGTAACGAAAGACAGGTTTGCGTTAATTACGATTCTTGGAAGCGAATATGTGCTGCTGGACATCTATCTGAGAATGCTGCAGCCGGAGGAGTTAAAATTGGCGCAAGGATTTCCAAAAGACTACATCATAGATAAAGATTACAACTGGAAACCGTATCCAAAGTCAAAGCAGGTGGCGCGGATCGGGAACAGCGTGGTGCCGATTATGGCGGAAAAGTTAGTAGAAGCCAACTGCTCGTACTTAAAAGTAGGGGAGCGGGTGCCGAACCTTAACATCGATGACAGCCAGGAACAGTTGAGATTTGCGTAGGAGGAAACAGATGACAACGAAAGAGTTTGCACGGCAGTTTGGCGTATCAGTGTCAGAAATGTGCGAGATAACGGGATACACGCGCCAAGGTCTGTATCTTATCATAAATGGAAAAGCTGGAAACAGCAATAAAAAGAAAATCGCATGGAATAGCTTGAGAACATACGCAGCTCATCAGTTTGAAATTGAACTGATGAGAACGACATCGAATTTTGAAAATAGACTCAAGCTGGTAGAAATATATTTCAAGGAGAATAAGGATGAATGGTGAAGGATATCGTGATCCGACCGCAGACAGGGCAATTCGAAACGCTACCCACCTGCCGAGACAGATCTGGAGTGTGGACGTGTCGCATTTGGAACTGGTCGAGATCAGAATGAGAGACCGGACAACCGGGAAAGAACACAAATGGAAGGGGTGACACCAATGGAGAAGAAGGTTCTGGAGCAGTATATGGACGCATGCGAGCTGATCAAAGAGACGGAAAAGGACATTAGACGGCTGAAGAAGAAAAGGCAGACCATCGTGCAGACGAACGTATCCGGGAGCAATCCGGATTTTCCATACAATCCGCAGCACTTCAAAATTGCCGGGACAGCCTTCACTTATGAGGAGGATGTCCGCCTGCGGCACGAGGAGGAGATCCTGGAGGAGCGCCGGGAGCAGGCACAGCGGCTGAAAGTAGAGGTGGAGCAGTGGATGAACCACATTCCACAGAGGATGCAGCGGATCATCAAGTACAGGGTGTTCGAGGAGATGAGCTGGAGCCAAGTGGCAAGCAGACTGGGGCGGAAAGCCACGGAGGAGAGCGTGAAGAAAGAATATCACAGATTTTTTGAAGAAAAATGAAACTTTGTCCCGTTTGTCCCATATGTCCCGAATCAAAATGTTATAGTGTATCATGGAGAGAACGGCAGGAAGGGTTTCATCTTTTCTTTACCTCCTTGTGGAACAATCAGCCTTTCATTTTTAAGTCACCGCCCCCGGTCAGAATGGAAGGAATGATTGCAAAATGTATTTTGAGCGGCGGCCAGGTGTCACAGCCTGGCCGTTGAATTGGGTAGGCATCTAACTTTTTCGGTTGGATGCCTTTTGCTGTAGAGAAAAAAGTGCCAAAAAAATAACTGTAATTTTGGAGAGATTTTTATTGGAATATAAGATATGATAAAAGAAATAAATAGATGGGGGCATATTGATATGGCAAATATTATTGCGATTGTATGGGATTTTGATAAAACATTGGTAAACGGGTATATGCAGGACCCTATTTTTGAAGAGTATGGAGTTGATTCAAAAGATTTTTGGAAAGAAGTTAATCAGCTTCCAGATAAATACATGAAAGAACAAGGAGTACTGGTCAATCCCGATACAATATATCTTAATCAGTTTATTAAGTATGCAAAAAATGGAAAGTTTAAAGGATTAACGAATGAGAAACTTTCTGAATTTGGAAAGAAACTTAAGTTTTACGATGGAGTTCCTGAAATTTTTGAAAAAACAAAGAAGTTGATAGAAGATGATGCTAAATATAAAGAATATGACATAAAAGTAGAACACTACATAGTTAGTACGGGAATGACACAGGTAATAAAAGGCTCATCTGTTATGCCATATGTGGAACATGTGTGGGGATGTGAATTAATTGAAGGGGAAGATAAAGATGGTGGACCATGTATTTCAGAAATAGGATATACTATTGACAATACCAGTAAAACTCGTGCGTTGTTTGAAATTAATAAAGGCGTACACAGCGGTGACTCACGTGAAGGAGTGAATGCAAATACTAAAATCCCGGAAGAATTCAGAAGAGTGCATTTTATAAATATGGTTTATGTAGCAGATGGCCCAAGTGATATTCCTGCATTTTCTGTTGTAAATAAAAATGGTGGTGCTACATTTGCAATATATCCAAAGGGTGACTCAAGAGCTTTGAAACAGGTTGAGCAAATGAGAGTTGAAGGAAGAATTAACATGTATGCTGAGGCTGATTATTCGGAAGGAACGATGGCTTATATGTGGATTTGTAACAAAATAACAGAATTTGCAGACAATATTCGAAAGGAAGAACGGAAAAAAATAGAAAAATATGCAGGATCTGCAGGACCAAAACATTTAGTTGACTAGATTAGAGAATTAGCCATGGATAATACCAACAAAAGCAGCCTTGAGAGGCTGCTTTTGTTGCGCTAAAAAACGAAACGAATGAGAGGTGGTGAGGCTTGGCAAGAGCACCGGATCAGCGGGTGGAGCAGGCCAGGGAATTATATGCAAAAGGCCTGAAATTAATAGAGATTGCCGGCACTTTGGGAGTTCCGGAAGGGACGGTTCGAAGCTGGAAGAATCGATATGACTGGGATAATGCAACGTTGCAAAAGAATAAACGCAACGTTGCAAAAAAGAAAGGCGGTCAGCCGGGCAACAAAAATGCCGAAGGGCATGGCGGAACAGGACCGCCGGGAAATAAGAATGCAATCAAGACAGGAGAGTTTGAAACTCTCTTTTTTGATTGCCTGGATCCGGAAGAAAAACGTTTGACTGAAATGGTGGCGCCGGACAAGGAGCAGTTGCTCCTGCAGGAAATTCAGCTATTGACTGTGCGGGAACGGCGGATGTTGAAAAGAATTGAGATGCTGAAGAACATGGAGCAGCCGGCGGCCGATGAAAATATTGAGCCAGAAGAACAAGTTCCAGCGGGAATGAGTGTTACCGGATATCGATCTGGAATTGAAAAAGGAAAACCAACTGTCTTAAAAGAATATGAGGGAATTCTGGGACAGATCCAGTCTATAGAAGATGCCTTAACCCGCGTGCAGGCGCGGCGCCAGAGAGCCATTGAGGCTTTACATAAATTTGGTTACGACGATGCACGGCTGGAACTTGCAGCAATGCAGCTTGAATTTGAAATGAGCAAACAGGATGTTCAGCAGGAAGAAACCGGCGATGATGGATTCCTTTCTGCGATGAATGCCGTGGCGCAGGAAGTCTGGGGTGATGAGAGTGTATGAGAAGATCTCATCGTTGAAAACAAAGCTGCAGAATCTCACGCGAAACATTAAAAATTGTCAGAAAGACCAGACATTCCATTTTTCGCCGTTTTCCAGAAAACAGAAGCAGGTTCTTACCTGGTGGTGCAAAGATTCGCCAGTCCATGATAAGGATGGAATCATAGCTGACGGCGCGATCCGATCCGGAAAGACTGTCAGTATGTCCCTCTCATTCGTGATGTGGGCAATGATCACATTCAATGGTCAGAACTTTGCTATGTGTGGAAAGACCATTGGTTCTTTCCGAAGAAACGTACTGTTCTGGCTGAAACTGATGCTCAAGTCCAGAGGATATTCCGTAACCGATCGAAGAGCTGATAACCTCATTATCATCAGAAAAGGCGATACAGAGAACTATTTCTATATTTTTGGTGGAAAAGATGAACGTTCACAGGATCTGATTCAGGGTATCACGCTTGCGGGCGTGTTCTTTGATGAAGTTGCACTGATGCCGGAGAGCTTCGTGAACCAGGCGACCGGCCGATGCTCCGTTGAAGGTTCCAAGTTTTGGTTTAACTGCAACCCGGACGGTCCATATCACTGGTTTAAGCTCAATTGGATTGACAAAAGGAAAGAAAAACAGCTGCTGTATCTCCATTTTACAATGGATGACAACCTAAGCCTATCCGAGAAAATAAAAATCAGATACCGAAACATGTATACCGGGGTGTTCTATAAAAGATATATCCTGGGCTTGTGGGCTATGGCTGAGGGTATTATCTACGATATGTTCAGCGAAGCACAACATGTGAAAGATCCATCGCTATTTGAAAATTTATTGCTTGACAGCAATAGATATGTCAGTTGCGATTATGGAACTCAAAATGCAACGGTGTTTCTCCTGTGGGAAAAAGGAACGGATGGCGTTTGGTATTGTACGAAAGAATATTATTATTCTGGACGAGAGAAAGGAAAGCAGAAAACGGATGCAGAGTATGCAGACGACTTGGAAAATTGGCTGGATAAGATGGAAATTCGCGCAGTTATAGTGGATCCTGCGGCTGCTTCTTTTATTGCGGAATTGCGAAAACGTGGATTCAAAATCATAAAAGCCAAAAATGATGTAGAGGACGGAATTCGATTGGTAGCAACCAAATTGAATTTGCAAAAAATTGTATTTTCAACGACTTGTATAAATACAATTAAAGAATTTGCATCTTATATTTGGGATAAAAAAGCTGCTGAAAACGGAGAAGACAAGCCAGTGAAGCAATATGATCATGCGATGGACGCTGTACGATATTTTGTATATACAATACTTGGGGAGCGACCACGGCTGAACAGAAAGGTGAAAGGAGGGATATAGAAGTGCGAACGAATTTGTATAGGCTGCCGTCGGAAGAGACGCTGACAGATGCCAAATTGAACGAATTTATCATGCGGCATTCCGGAGAGTGCGCATTTAGATACAGCAGGCTGCAGGAGGCCTACGAGACGGATTACCCGATCCTGCATGAGCCGTTAAAGCCCAAGTGGAAGCCGGACAACCGGATCATGGTCAACTTTGCGAAATACATCGTGGATACGATGAACGGCTTCTTCATCGGGCATCCGATCAAACTGCAGGTAGACGATGGAAACAAAGCGGTTGAGAAATATGTTGATTTTCTGGATCAGTATAATGATCAGGACGATAACAATGCCGAACTGTCCAAGATCTGCAGTATCTTCGGCAAAGGCTATGAAATGTATTACGTAGATGAGAACGGGAATATCGGTATCACATATCTGAGCCCGCTGGATGCATTCATGATCTACGACGATTCCGTGCTGGAAAGGGAACGATATTTCGTGCGGCTGTATTACGATTCGAATCAGATCCTTCATGGAAGCGTATCGGACGAGACGAAGGTCCGCTGGTTTACAATCAAAGGAAAATTGCTCTGGGATGCAGACGAGAAGATACACGGCTTCGACGGCGTTCCGGCATCGGAGTACGTAGAAAACAAGGAGCGTATGGGAATCTTCGAGCCGGTCCTTACGATGATTAATGCATACAACAAGGCGATCAGCGAGAAAGCCAATGATGTTGACTATTTCGCGGATGCCTATCTCAAGGTTCTTGGTTCCAAGCTGGAAGAAGACGATGTGGCGCATATCCGGGATGACAGAATCATTAATTTCGACGGGGACACCGAACGGTTGATTGTCGAATTTCTTCAGAAACCGGATGGTGATACCACGCAGGAGCATCTGATCGATCGCCTGGAAAAGCTCATTTTCCATATCAGCATGGTGGCCAATATCTCGGATGAGAATTTTGGCACCAGTTCCGGCATCGCCATGAAATATAAGCTGCAGGCAATGAGTAACTTGGAAAAAACGAAAGAGCGGAAATTTACCAGTGGAATGAACCGGAGGTATCGTCTGATTTTCTCAAATCCGGTCTCAGGAATGAAAAAAGATGACTGGGTGAAGATCCATCCACATTTTACGCCGAACTTCCCGGCAAACCTGCAGGAAGAGGCAGAGATCGCGAAGAATCTGGAAGGCGTTGTCAGCCAGGAAACACAGCTCGGCGTGCTGTCAATCGTGGATAATGTGCAGAATGAAATCGAGAAAATCGATGCAGACCAGGATAAGGTGAGAGCGGATCCAGTGATGAAGCAGATGTTTGGCGGCGGTGGACAGGATGACGAGTAAGGAATACTGGCAGAAACGTGAGACGGAACATGCCAAGAAGAATAAGATGTCTGAGCAGACCTATGCAGAAGAGATCCGGAAGACCTATGCGTATATGGCAGACCAGATCCAGAAGGAGATCGATGGATTTTATACAAAGTATGCCACAAAAGAGGGAATCTCACTGGCGGAGGCAAAAAGGAGAGTTTCCAAGCTTGACATCGAAGAATACGGCAGGAAAGCAGCAAAATACGTCAAGGAAAAAGATTTTTCTGACCAGGCGAATGAAGAGATGCGGCTGTACAATGCGACCATGAAAATCAATCGTCTGGAGCTGCTGAAAGCCAATATCGGGCTGGAAATGGTATCCGGCTTCGACGAACTGCAGAAATACTTTGACAAGACGCTGACACAGCAGACAATAGAAGAATTTCGCAGACAGGCGGGTATTCTCGGCAATTCCGTGCAGGAAAATGGAAAAATGGCGCGGACAATCGTGGATGCATCATTCCACAATGCCACCTATTCTGACCGGATCTGGATGTACCAGGACATGCTGAAAGCAGAGCTGGATAAGCTGTTGAAAACGGGGCTGATCCAGGGAAAGAACCCGCGGGAGCTTGCGGTGCACCTGCAGAAACGCTTCGGCGCAAGCAGGGAGGATGCAGAGCGGCTCATGGTCACGGAGCTTGCCAGAGTCCAGACAGAAGCGCAGAAACAGTCCTACCTTCGAAACGGATTCGAGGAGTATACATACGTTGCCTGCGGGAATGCAGATGTCTGCGAACGGTGCCAGGCGTTGGATGGCAGGCATTTCAAAGTTCAGGACATGATGCCGGGGACGAACGCGCCGCCGATGCATCCGCGGTGTCACTGCTCCACGGCAGCCTATGAAGACAGTGCAGAATATGAGAAATGGTTGGACTTTCTGGAGCAGGGTGGTACCACAGAAGAATGGGAAGCATCGAAAAACAGAAAGGCAAGATATAAAGACAACGAAGGAATATTCCAAACATTGGATGGCAGATCAAAGGGGCGAGACGTTATCAAACCTCGAAATATCATGAAAGAAATGAAAAAGTCCAGCATCGGAACGGAAATGTTGGAATATCTTCAGGAAAATGATATTCAAATAAAGGTATGGTACGGAGTTGATGTTGATGAAGGACTGGACGGACTTTTCGAAGATGGAGAAATCAACATTTATGCTGATAATACCAAAACGGTTCGTGAAACGGCTATTACGGTGATTCACGAGGCCACGCATGCCAAAATCAACAAGCCAAATACCAAAAGTCAAGAACTGCAATGCTATGTGAACGAGTACAGGCATCAAAACATTGAATTGACAGAGAAAGTGCTCCAGGATATAATTAATCATATAAATGATAAATATCCGAATCTGAAATGGGAGTGATTGTTTATGACGAATACTCTGAATATTCCGCCTCATGAGAGAGTAAAGCTCTTGAGGAAAGGCGAAAAAGTTTTGTGCAAAAAATGTAAAACAGGAATCATGATTCCTGTTGGCGACCGTGAAAAAACCAATACTTTTTACTGTGATTCTTGCAAGAATCAGTTAATTATCAACTGATGATAAGGAGACAGGACAAATGGCTCAGAATGATTATTTCGTGATTGTATACCAGGTACTGAAATATCTGTATGAATGCTTGAAAAAGGGTGAAAAACCAGAAGCGTGTTACCTTACAGCATCAGCTTATAATATTCCTGAGAATTATTGGCAGTATATCATTTTAAGCCTGATTACGGAAGAGTATGTAAAAGGCATTGTCGTCAATCATACGAAAGATGGCGTCCTTTTAGGCGGCCTGCCCGATACCATTATCACGCCGAAAGGTATTTCATATCTGTTCGAAAATTCGTTGCTTGAAAAGGCAAAAAGGACGTTGAAGGACGTAAAAGAGATGGTTCCGTTCGTATAAAACTGTTTAAGGAGTAAAAAACGATAATGGCAAAGAATGACATGGAAGTAATCATGTATAAAATACTGAGATATCTGTACGAATGCATGAAACTCGGTGTAGAACCAGAACTCGAACAGTTCGCGTGGAATTCAAAATTATTTGATATTCCGCAAAGCTATTGGTGCAAGATCATTGCAACACTTGTAAGGAAGGGATATATTACAGGATTTGTTGTCGTTGACAAAACAAAAGACGCGCCAATGCTCCAAACAGACAGACCATTTGAGATTACGTTTGAGGGCGTACAGTTCCTGGAAGAAAACAGCCGCATGCAGAAAGCAAAAGAATATTGTGCTGAAACATTCAACGTGATATTGTCTGCATTACTTGGCGCGATTATTTCATAGTTACCACTAGTCGAGAGGCCGGTGGTATTTTTATGCCCATTTAAGAAAGAGAGGATCAAAGAGTGATTGAAGTATCCGTTCGTAAGAACGAAATCAAGGTATCCGGCCATGCAATATATGCACCGCACGGGCAGGACATTGTCTGCGCAGGCGTTTCCAGCCTCGTGCGGACGCTGATCCGCTCGATCGAGGATCTGACAAGGGATGAAATAGAATATGAAGTATCGCCTGGCTGGGTTGATATACAGTATGGGAATCTATCAGAGAGAGCAAGAACTCTGGTGGATTCCTTTTTTGTCGGCATCTGTCTGATGGTCGATGAATTTCCGGAACATGTCCGGATCATGTAACTGATGTGACCGAAATGTCGTTAAACTATGATTCCGGAGCAACGGCACGGGGCTATTATAGAACGGGACGGGGCAGAAAGGACAAAAAAATAATGAAGTACAAAAACAACCATTATCGTTGGAGAATCCCGATGATGAACCTGCAGTTATTTGCAGAAGGCGAAGGAGACGGCAGCGGAGCCGGAGACGGAAACGAGGACGGAGCCGGAGCAGGTTCTGGAAATGGCGGCAATGAGATGTCATTTGACGATTTTCTTGGACAGGCAGAGAACCGTGCAGAGTTCGACCGCAGGGTCCAGAAGGCGGTAAATACAGCAGTGACCAAAGCGCAGGAAAAGTGGCAGGCACTGACCGATGATAAGCTTTCAGAGGCGGAAAAGCTTGCAAAGATGACTAAAGAAGAGAAAGCAGAGTACAAGACTCGAAAGCTGGAGAAAGAGCTGGCGGATCTGAAACGGCAGAATTCGATTTCTGAGATGTCAAAAACAGCCAGAAAGATGCTGTCAGATGAAGAAATCAGCATTCCGGATGAACTTCTGGCACATCTGGTATCGGAAAGCGCTGAAGATACAAAAGCGGCAGTTGAAGCTTTCGGAAAGATGTACAAGGACGCAGTGCAGGCTGCCGTAAAAGATGCCCTGAAGGGAAATGCGCCAAAGGGCGGATCCGGCGGGAAAGGTGCTGTGACAAAAGAACAGATTCTTGCAGTCAGCAACCCGATCGAACGGCAGCGGCTGATTGCGGAAAATATTGCATTATTTCAGTAGGAGGAAAACAGCATGCATAAAATTGAGAAATTAGGGCTGCAGGTATTTGCAGCACCGGATAACATGACAGGTCAGGCACAGATCCAGGTAAAAGCCCGTGAGATTGATTTCGTTACCTCTTTCGGCAAAAACATTCAGGCGCTGCTTGACGTCCTGGGCATTATCCGAATGATCAAGAAAGATAACAACACCGTTTTAAAGACAAAAAAGGTGACAGGAAACCTGCAGTCCGGTGAGGTCGCAGAGGGCGAAGAGATCCCGTACTCCCAGTACGCTGTGGAAGAAATTCCGTTTGATACTATTAAAATCAGCAAGTATCGTAAGGGAGTAACCCTGGAGGCAATCGCGGAAAAGGGATATGATGCCGCAGTACAGGATACCGACGAAGAGTTCAAAACCGATCTGCAGAACGTTGTCATGGATAAGCTGTACGCACAGCTGAAAGCAGGTTCTCTGACTGGCCATGAAAGCACTTGGCAGATGGCGGTTGCTATGGCAATCGGAAATGTTAAAGATAAGTTCAAAAAGATGAGAAGAACGGCTACCGGCGTAGCAGTATGGGTAAATACACTGGATGTGTATAAATATGTCGGTGCCGCGGATATCTCCCTGCAGACAGCGTTCGGCTTTGAGTACATGAAGAAATTTCTTGGCGCTGATGTTGTCTTCGTAAGCTCTGAAATCCCGGAAAACGTCGTCATTGCTACTCCACTCAACAACATCATCGGATATTACATCGATCCGGGCGACTCTGAGTTCGTAAAAGCTGGCCTTAGCTACACAACGGATCCGACTACTCATTTTATCGGCTTCCATGCGCAGGGCACCTACGAGAGAGCAATTTCTGATATGTTCGCTATCATGGGCCTGCGTCTGTTCTGCGAATATCTGGATGCAATTGCTTACATTTCCGTTGGCGGATCTGATACGCAGACACTTGGAACTCTGAATGTAACATCTGAAGCAGGAACAGAAGCTGGAAAGACGAAGATTTCCGTAAAAGAGCAGAGCATGTCCATGAATAACTACTGGAAGTACAAAGATGCAGCGTCTGCGACCGCGGTAAAATACGGCGATGATGTGAAAAACTGGAGCAAATGGGATGGAGAATCCGAGATCGCATCTACCGCTGGCCATCATATCACATTGGTTGAGTGCGACCAGAACTACAAAGCAGTCCGTTCCGGCGATGTAACAGTAGCTGTGAAGAGCTGAGAAGGAGGAACCTATGTACAGGGTGATTGAATACTTTACGGATCTTCATGACGATGACCATGAGTACCGAGAGGGTGATGTTTTCCCGCGCGAGGGAATCAAGGTCTCGAAAGAGCGTCTGGAAGAGCTTGCTTCGGATAAAAACCTGCGTGGAACCCCGGTGATCGAACTGGTAAAAGAACCAGAGAAGTAGGAGGCAGTCGATGCTCGAAGATCTGAAACTGCTTCTTGGACTGGAAGACACAGATAAAAAGACAGAACAGCAGCTACAGCTGATTCTGAATGCCACGAAACAGCGGTTGAAATTTCTTCTTGGCGGTCTGGAGCCGCCGGAAGAAATGGAATACATCATATTGGATGTTTCAGTCATTCGATTCAACCGAATCGGATCAGAAGGGCTCTCCTCTCACAGTGTTGAGGGCGAGAGCCTTTCCTGGTCTGAAAATGATTTTGCCGGGTACATGGATGATATTCAGTCTTATCTGGACAGCCAGCGGGAGGCAAGGAAGGGAAAGGTGAAGTTTTTGTGAGATACGATACGCCAATTTTCTTCCGGCGAGTCCTGCCGGGTGAGTATGATCCAACGACTGGAAACTATGCCGACGATCAGGTAACAGAGGTGCGGAAAATGGCATCTGTGATGGATACGCGGGCGGAAATCATGCAGATCGTATACGGAGGAATCCGTCAGGGCAGCGTGACAGTGCAGCTCCAGAATCATTATCAGAAGCCGTTTGATCGGATCCGGATCGGGAACACAAACTATAAAGTGGACTATACACGGAAATTGCGTGTAAAACAGACATTCATACTATCGGAGGTGGTCTGATGCCGAAAATCAAGCTGGAAGGAATGGAAAAACTGCAGGTCAAATTGAAGAAAAACGTGCAGATGAGCGATGTAAAGCGGGTTGTACGAAAAAATGGATCGGAACTGCAGAAAAAAGCACAGAAGAATGCACCGGTAGGAACTCCACAAAGTACAGGGATACCTGGATATGTGGGTGGAACATTAAAGCGTAGCATCAGATTGGACATTACAGACGGCGGCATGACTGCGGAAGTAGAGCCGACGGCAGAGTATGCGGCGTATGTGGAGTATGGTACCCGTTTTATGAACGCACAGCCTTATATGCGGCCGTCCTATAACCAGCAGAAGGAAAAATTCAAGTCGGATATGAAGAAATTAGTGAGGTGAACTGATGGATCCACAGCAGGAATTGTTCAGTGCCCTTCTGGTTGCACTGAAAAAAGAATATCCGGACAGCGTGTATGATACGTTTCTGCCGCCGGAAGGCACGCCATACCCGTTTCTTTATCTGGCAGACAACGACCAGAATGACAGGGAAAATAAAAGCGCTGTGTTCGGGACGGTCAGCCAGACGATCCATGTATGGCACAGCAATCCACGGCAGCGTGGAACGGTATCACAGATACTGCTGCAGGCAAAACAGATCTGCAGGAAATTAGAACATACCGGCCACTTTTCCTGGTCCGTGCAGGAAATGAATCAGCAGATATTGGCGGACATAACAACGAAACAGCCACTTCTTCACGGAATTCTGGAAGTGACCTTTTCATTCAGTTAGGAGAACAGCATGAGAAAAACAATTGATTTGCAGTTATTTGCAGATGCGATCCGTGGCAAAAAGATCGTCTATCTGTACCGTCTCAAGAAAGACGCGGCTAAAAATGCAGCTACAGCATTAGCGTTTACGACAGAGAACGGCAGAACGACAAGCAAAGATGCCGATACCACAGAGACAAAGGATGGCACGATCCGTACCCCGGGAGCAGCCGAGGTTGAGATTACGGCAACCAGTATTCTTGCCAAGGGCGACACACTGATCGACTCTCTTGAAGATGCCATGATCAATGATGAACTGGTCGAGATCTGGGAAGCAAATCTGGATGAACCAGCATCCAGCGGAAGCAATAAATTCAAGGGAAAATATTTCCAGGGGTACGTAACGGAGCTGGAAAAGACTTCGAATGCCGAGGATATGGTAGAAGTATCCCTTACCTTTGGCGTAAACGGAATCGGCGAGAAAGGCGATGTGACAGTGACAGCCGCACAGCAGGAAGTAGCGGCATACGTATTTACAGATACAACTAAAACAGGAGTGTAAAAATGCAGAGGGCGAGCAATCGTCCTCTTTTTTGAACAGTAAAGGAGAAAAATGATATGGAACTTACAATCAATGGACAGGTGTATCAGTTTAATTTTGGCATGGGATTCATGAGAGAAATGAATAAAAAAGTAACTATGCCGGTTGACGGAGTCAAAGATGTTAGAAAGAATATCGGTCTGAAATACGCAGTTGCAGAAATCATGGACGGCGACATAGAAGTCCTTGTAGACCTGCTGGATGCGGCAAACAATGGGCAGAATCCGAGAGTGACAAGAGACCAGCTGGACGGGTATATTGATGACCCAGAAACGGATATTGATAAACTTTTCGAGGATACGCTGGGTTTCTTAAAGACAGCCAATGCTACGAAGAAGACGGTTGCAGAAATCGAGAAAGCAGTGGCGGAGGAGAAGGAACGTCAGGAGACGCTGAAAAAGACTCTGGAAGAATTTCAGAAAAAAGCGCAGAGCAAGAAGGAACAGTAGATTTTCAGAAAATTTATCATGATGTTGCGGTAAACTGCTTCCGGTACTTCAATTTTACATCATTCGAACAAGTGGATCAGCTGACGGTAGCTCAGTATAACGTCATGATGGAGGCTCTGGAATTGAAAATGTTTGATCAAAATTTCGCAGCGCACAGGCAGGCGTATCTTGATTTCGCTGTGCGTGCAGAGCGTAAAGCCGGTAAAAAGACGGTTCCGGTCTATAAAAAGTTCCGGAAATTCTTCGATTATGAACGGGAACTTGAAAATTTGAAAAAACGCAGAACAAAAAGGACAGACCCTCGCTTTGCTGGAATTTCAAAACTGATTCGGAAAGGAGATGGTGAAAACGGCAGAGTCTTATAGTGTGAAAGCAGTTTTATCGGCGGTAGATAACAATTTCTCTTCGACGATGAAATCGTGTAGCGATACAGCAGAACGGCTGCGCGGTACCATATCCAGCGGACTTGGATTCGGCGCAATGGCGGCGATTGGAGGTAAGGCAGTTACAGCTGTCGGGAGCGCACTTAAAAGTGTGACAACAAGTGCAGTAAGCGCAGGTATGAGCTTTGAAAATGCGATGTCTTCCGTGGCGGCCATTTCTGGAGCTACAGGAACAAATTTTGAGAGTTTGTCTAAAAAAGCTAAAGAAATGGGCGCAAGCACGAAATATACAGCTACAGAAGCGGCTAATGCAATGGAATATATGGCAATGGCCGGATGGAAAACTGCGGACATGCTTTCTGGTATTGACGGAATCATGAATCTGGCCGCAGCATCTGGCAGTGATCTGGCAAGAACGTCGGATATTGTGACGGATGCCTTGACAGCATTTGGAAAACAGGCTAAAGACAGTGGAGAATTTGCTGATGTATTGGCAGCCGCTTCTGCAAATGCAAATACGAATGTCGATTTGATGGGTGAAACCTTTAAATATGTCGGTTCCGTAGCTGGCGCAATGGGCTACTCGATTCAGGACATTTCTCTTGCCACTGGCCTTATGGCGAATAGTTCCATCAAAGGAAGCGCCGCCGGTACGGCCCTCCGCTCTACTATTACGCGTATGGCAAAGCCAACGGAAGAATCCAGTATGGCAATGTCTGCATTGGGTCTTAGCCTTACTGATACCAATGAAAATATGAAGTCTTTTGGAGAGGTCATGAAAGACATGCGAAAAGGCATGCAAGGGATGACAGAGGACGAAAAGGCATCCTATGCGGCTATGCTTGGCGGTCAGGAGGCAATGTCTGGACTTCTGGCAATTGCAAATGCAAGCGATGAAGACTTCAATAAGCTTTCCGATGCGATCAATAATGCAGCTGGTTCTGCCGAGAAAATGGCTGGAATCAAAATGGATAACTTGCAGGGAGCTGTTGATGAACTTAAGTCTGGAATGGAAGGACTTGGAATTACAGCTTTCGAACAGGCAAGTGAAAGCCTTAAAGGTTTTGTGGAAAATGCTACTTCCGTGGTAAATAATCTTAACCAAAAGTTATCCGATGTAAAGTACATTGAAAAAGCAATCCAGTGGATTCAAAATCTTGGATCTGCGTTTAAAGATGGTGGTCTGGAAGGTGGATTGAAAGAAATTGGAGGTCTTCTGGATGGAACCGGGGAGAAGGTAAAGGCTCTTGGAGCAGTTCTTGGAGCTTTGGGTATTGTTACCAAAGCAAGTGATTTTTTTCAGGGCAATACATGGAAACTGGTTTCTATGGGTATTGGGGGGATAAACGGAACCTTGAAAGAAGTGCCGCAATGGGCAAAAAATGCCGGAAAAAGCCTTGGAAAGGCGTTTAGCAATTCGAAGCTTGGTGGAATATTACAGTCCGCAGTTGGAAAAATAAAAAATCCATTTAAAGATATTCTGGATGCCGCCACCTTAGATGGTGCTAATGGGATACAGAAAATTGGAGCATTGGGTGGAAAAGTTGTACAGACAGTTACATCAACCGTACAGACGGTTGGAAAATTGATTTTTGGTGTAGGATCAAAAATGTTTAGCGGTCTGACCCAGATCATGGGTCTTGCTATGAAGGCACTGATGCCGGCGGCACTGATTGCTGTCGTGCTCGCCGGACTTGGACTGCTCTATCAGACTTTTGGATCGCAGATTGACAGTATTTTACAGCTGGCGCAGACACGAGGACCTCAGTTTATCACGAACCTGGTCAACGGAATAACAAGCAGGCTGCCGGAGCTCATTCAGCAGGGCGGACATCTGGTTTCTGAATTGCTGGATACGATTACGGCCAATCTGCCGGCTTTGATTGCGGGCGGAGTAACGCTGGTTCAATCTCTTGTATCCGGCTTGATCAGTGCCCTTCCGGAACTGATTCCATCAGCAGTCAATATGGTAACAACGCTTATTACAGGAATTGCTTCTGCACTACCACAGCTCATTATGACTGGCATGCAGCTTTTACTGGCACTGGCACAAGGAATTACTGAGAATTTACCATCACTGATTGATGCTGCAATTCAATCACTAAGTTCTTTTGTACAGGGAATTTTACAGAATCTTCCTACAATTTTGATGACAGCAGCTCAGATTATCGGAACATTGGCACAGGGAATTATAGGTGCGATTCCACAGCTTTTGAAAGCATTGCCGCAGGTGCTGTCTGCTATGATTGACACAATTATGGCGACAGACTGGCTGGAAGTCGGAAAGCAGGTAGTGTTGGCCATTGGAGAAGGAATCTTCGGTGGGCTTTCCAAGTTGGGTGGAAAAATCGGAAAGTTTTTCGGCAATATCAGTGACTGGTGTGCAGGAGGAGAAAAAGGCGGAAAAAGCGTAACGTCTGGTACGGTATCCGGAATTAATGCCGGAAGTTCGCAGGTATCAAGTGCGGCGAATTCGCTCGGAAATACAGCGGCAAGTAGTACAGCGGCCGGGATTCAGGCTGGCATTGGAAGCGTTGCAGCATCCGCGGGAAGTGTCGGAGACACAGCAATTAGCGCGCTTACAGCCGGGATCAGCAATGGCAATGGGACTTTGCTTTCGGCTGGAACAAACGCGGGAGCAGCGGTCACAGAGGGTATGGATACCGGCTTGACTACCTTAAATAATGTTGCGTCTACATCGATGAGTAATTTTTCGGGTACAATTTCGAGCAGTGGAACCAAAGCAGTTTCCAGCGCTAAAAACGTTTCAAAAGCAGTGAATGCTGCGTTGAAAACGACAGAACCAGCGGCACTTCGCAGTGGACAGGGTATTGGAAACAATATGGCAAATGGGATCCGATCAAAAAACAGTGCTGTAACGAGCGCATCACGTGCACTTGCAAATGCGGCAAAGACACCTATAAGCAACATAAACACCTATTCGTACGGTGCATACATTGGCATGGGACTCGCAAACGGTATGGCAAGCCAGGTCGGCCATGTAAGAGCAGTGGCGGCACAGCTTGCGGCTGCTGCAGAGGCGGCAATCCGCGCGAAAGCACAGATTCACAGTCCGTCACGGGTTGCGGATAAGCTGGGCAACTATTTCGGTATTGGCTGGATCAACGGCATTATGGATCATGTTCAGGAAGCAAAGCAGGCAGCCATGGAGCTGATACAGATTCCGGAGCTTACACCTGCACCGGAAATCGGAATGAGCCTTCGGACAGGCTATGAAGATCTGAACGACAGTTACCAGTACAGCAGCAGCGGAAAGTATACCATCTACGTACCGGTTAATCTGGACGGAAGAGAGATTGGAAAAGCGACTGCAACGTATACACGAGAAGAAATTGAGAAACAGGAGACAAGGGAGAACAGAAAGAAAGGCAGGAGAACTAATGTATAACTTTGTAGATACCACAGAGCGGTACCCAGGGCAGAACCTGCCTTCGGAGGCTCTCATGTTTAATGGAAACTATTTGGAAAATGTGATTCCCGGCTACCGGACACTATATGTGTCTGGCCGGGAAGTTTTAGGGACGGAGATTACAGATCTGGAAACTGGCGTATCCGATGGTACGAAATACCGGCGCAAACGCTATCAACCAAGAGCCATTGTGGTTGGATATCAACTGATTGCTGAAGATAATTCGGCTTTTCGTAGTGCGTATAACAAGCTGAATGCTCTTCTGGATGAAGAACAGGCGACTCTTATTTTTGCGGATGAGCCGGACAAATATTATATCGGAACAAAGCAGGGAGCCGGTGAGGTGCCTGCAGGAAAGAATTCGATTACATCGGAGCTGGAATTTTACTGCGCGGATCCATTCAAATATTCCGTGGAAGAATTTACCGTAAGCCCGACTGCAGATGGCGGGAAAACGTTCGTCGTGTCCTACAATGGCACGTACAAAGCATTTCCGTCCTTCCAAGCGAAAATGAAAAGCGACAATGGCATGATCGGTTTCGTGAATGAATCAAAGAAAATCCTCCAGTTTGGCGATCCAGATGAAGCGGATGGCGAAATGTACAAAAAAAGTGAAATGGTAACAAACTATAAGGATAGAAGAATATGGGCAAAAGATACGAAATGGACAGATGACACAGGAAATAATTTTTTGCATGACACAAGCAAAACAGCTGGAAAATTGAGCATTATGGACGTTTATGACGGAACACAGGGGCTGTATTTGGCCAGCAGTGGATATGCTACAACGGCAAATAAAAATGGATGGAACGGGGCAATGAAAACAATTCCGATTGTGGATTCAAACGGAACGAAGGGATCTGCTAATCTATATTGTTACGTGAACAGCTGGTTTGAGACGGGTTTGATGGGGCAGACAGGATGCCAGGCGGTTGCTTTTTGCGATACAAATGGAAAAATGATTTGTTGCCAGGAAATCTATAAGAATGACATGAGCGGAAACACAGCAGCTATGTGCATGTGGGTAGGTGGAAATAAACCGCGAGTTGTAAAGAAATATACATTTGAACCATGCTACAGAGACGATTCCAATCCATATAATCGTTTGCATGGTGATAGCGATATTTTAAAGAGCGGCGAAAAAATACGTTTCTACTGGTTTGGTGGATACAAAGAATTTACAGTTCCAGAATTAAAAGACACGAAAGTATGCAGTGTAAAACTTTACATTGGACAGTGGGGAGCACGAGATACGGGAAATCAATTCGTTACGAGAAATTATTTCCGTGGGATTTCCATCCGCATCGACAATGTAGAGAAATGGCGAGATATCCCGAACAAATTTGCAGCAAACCAGATCTTAACAGCAGACTGCAGCAATGGAGATGTTACATTGCAGGGGCTTCCACGGCAGGATCTTGGAGCACTTGGAAATGATTGGGAAGGGTTCTACTTGAAACCTGGGACGAATCAGATCGAATGTATCGCTTCGAACTGGGCAACACAACCAGAGTTTACGATGAAATATAGGGAGGTGTTTCTGTGATTTTGTATTTTACGGACAGACATATGAATGTTCTGGGGCAGGCGAGTACACATCTTCCGGAAGGGCTGAGAGTTTCAGATGACCTGAAAACGGAAGAAGTAGAAGCTGGTGTTGCAACACTTGAATTTACACTGAATTATACAGAAAAAACGAGAAAAGAAGCTTCTCGGTATGGGGCAGTCGGAAATTACATTCTCCGAAAGAATGGAGAGGAAGAGGAATTCTATACCATCATTACCAGTGAGGAGAATGTTTTTAAACAGGAAGTCGAAATTTATGCAGAAGACGCAGGAATGGATCTACTGAATGAAACGGTTGGAGCCTATGCGGCCGACAAAGCATACCCGGCGAGCTATTACGTTGAGAAATTCAGCTACGATTCCGGTTTTGAAGTAGGACTGAACGAGGTCAGCAATCTGAACAGAAAACTGTCCTGGGAGGGGGAAACAACAGCTTCGGAGAGAATTCTGAGTGTTGCCACACAGTTTGATGCGGAGGTATCGTACAGTTTTGAGATCGATCGGCTGCGGATCCGGCACAAGTATATCAATCTACATAAAAAACGGGGAACAGACAGCGGCAGGGAGCTGCGGATCAACCGGGAGATCAACAATATCATTGTAAAGAGCTCTGTGGAAGATCTGGCGACCGCACTGTCTGTTACAGGAGGCTATCCGGAAGAAAGCGAGACGCCAATCACTTTAAAGGGATACAAATACGATGACGGCGACATCTATTTGTCCGGCAGCACTCTGTATTCCAGAAGTGCCGTGGCGAAATGGAGCCGTTATTTATCCGAAAAAGGAAGTGGTACGGGACATATCGTCCAGTCGTACACTTACGATACTACCAGCAAGTCAGAACTCTGCAACAGGGCAGTTTCAAAGCTGAAAAAGATCTATGATGCAGCGGTTTCCTATGAGGTTGAACTTGCGTATCTGCCGTATGGGATCCGGATCGGGGATACAGCGAATATCGTAGATGATGCCGGAGAACTGTATCTGTCCGCGAGAATCATGAAGCTGGAATCTTCGGTTGCGAACGATGAATATACCGCGACACTTGGGGATTATAAGGCAAAATCAAGCGGTATATCAGATAAAATGGTGGAACTGGCTTCACAATTTGAAAAACTGGCAAAGAACCGGACGTTTTACACTTGGGTTGTGTTTGCTGATACGGAAACGGGCGGCGGAATATCGCTCAAATCAGCTGGAAAGACATACATGGGTATCGCATACAATCAGACGACAAAACAGCCGGTACTTACAGACCCGAGCATCTATACCTGGGTAAAGGTTGTTGGAGAGCAGGGAATTGCGGGAGAGCCCGGAAAGAATGGTCTGACTAGTTTCTTCCATGTGAGATATGCTGATGTTCCGAACCCGACAGCAAATCAGTTGCGGAAGGAGACAGGAAAATATATCGGTACCTATGTGGACTATATATTGGAGGACAGTACAGATCCGACCAAGTACACCTGGCGAAAATTTCAGGGCGATGACGGAGAGGACGGCGCCGATGGAACCCCTGGAGAAAACGGTGCGAATGGTGAAACCAGTTATCTGCATATCGCTTATGCAACAAGCGCGGATGGAAAGACAGGCTTTTCGACAACCAACGCCGTCGATAAAACGTATATAGGCCAATACGTGGATTTTACCAAGGCTGACAGCACCAATCCGGCGAAGTATCGTTGGAGCAAATTTCAGGGGCCGAAAGGAGATAAGGGAGATCCGGGCGAGCAAGGACTGCGCGGCCTGCAGGGCGATAAGGGTGATCAGGGAATCCAGGGACCAAAGGGCGAAAGTGGCAAATCCACGTATACGCATATTGCTTATGCAAATAGCTCTGATGGAAAGGTCAGTTTCTCCGTTTCTGATTCGGATCGTGATTATGTCGGAATGTATGTAGATGAGGTCGTAGCGGACAGCACAGACCCAACGAAATATGCTTGGAGTAAGATTAAAGGTGCCGATGGTACGCAGGGAATCCAAGGAAAGCCGGGAGCAGATGGAAAAACACCGTATTTTCATATCGCTTATGCAACGAGTGCGGATGGAAAGACAGGCTTTTCTATTACTGAATCAACCGGTAAGACGTACATCGGTGTGTATACGGACTATACAAAGGCAGATTCTACCGACCCATCTAAATACAAGTGGACAAAGATTCAAGGACCGCAGGGCACGCAGGGACTGCAGGGAATCCAGGGACCACAGGGGGAGCGAGGTATTGCTGGAAAAGATGGACAGAACGGAGCTACAACATATTTTCATATTAAGTATTCTGCAGTTTCGAATCCGACGTCTGCAAGCCAGATGACAGAGGTTCCCAACACTTATATTGGTACCTACGTGGATTTTACGGAAATGGATTCAAACGATCCTGGAAAATATACATGGTATAGGCTTCAGGGGTTACAGGGCGAAAAAGGTACGCAGGGCCTTCCTGGGAAAGATGGATCGAACGGAAAAACTACCTATCTTCATATCAAGTATTCCAATGATGGGGGTAAAACTTTTACAGCGAACAGTGGTGAGACACCGGGAGATTATGTTGGAACATGTACCGATTTCAATCAGACGGATCCGACGACAGTTGGCTCGTATATATGGGCTAAAATTAAGGGAGAACAGGGTCCGCAGGGCTTGCGCGGCCTGCAGGGTGAAAAAGGTGACCAGGGAATTCAGGGACCCAAAGGCGCTGACGGAAAAGATGGAAAAACGACGTATTTTCACATCAAGTATTCTGCAGTTTCGAATCCGACCTCTGCGTCTCAGATGACAGAGACACCGTCAAAATACATTGGAACGTATGTGGATTTTACACAGACGGATTCGGATGATCCGAAGAAGTACAGCTGGCAGCAGCTGGAAGGTTCGCAGGGGCCACAGGGAAAACAGGGAATTTCAGGTACCAATGGAGCAGACGGGAAAACCAGTTATCTGCACATCAAATATAGTAATGACGGTGGGAAGACATTCACCGGGAACAGTGGTGAGGATATTGGCGCTTATATCGGAACATGCGTGGACTATGCAAAAGATGATCCTACAAGTGTCGGAATGTATAAGTGGGCGAAAATCAAAGGCGAGGCTGGAGCCAAAGGTGATAAGGGTGATACGGGTAAGGGGGTTAAATCGACATCTGTTGCATACCAGGTTTCAACTTCCGGAACAACAGTTCCAACTGGCACATGGTCTGGGTCTGTGCCATCTGCATCCGCGGGGCAGTATCTGTGGACTCGAACTGTTATCACGTATACAGACGATTCTAAGTCCACCTCGTACAGTGTTGGTCGAATGGGGACGAACGGCACAAATGGAACAAATGGATCAGCTGGTAGAGGAATTAAATCCACAGCTATTACTTATCAGGCTGGATCATCTGGAACGACAGCACCAACCGGAACATGGCAGACAACTGTACCGGCTACGAGTGCATCATCCCCATATTTATGGACAAGGACGATCATCACCTATACGGATAATACAACTTCAACTGCTTACAACGTTGGTAGTACACCGGAAGGAATTGTCGTCGGTGGGCGAAATTTGGCGACCAATACCAATAAAGGAACAACCGGGTGGGGTTGGAATATGCAAACGGGTGGCTGTACGAAAACACTTGTGTCTGAAAATGGGGTTGATACATGTAAACTTACCAGAGATTCAGTGGCTCAAACTGGATGGTCTGTAATAGAGTTTTCTTATATTGGACGCAGTAAATGGGAAGCTAATACTGACTATACGGTATCTATCGATGTCAGGGCAAGTGTTGTCACGTCGATGAATCCACGTTTTAGGAACACGAACGGCACGAATACCTTGATACAGTCTCGAAAAGTGATAAATAACACGACTGTAGCCAACGTATGGACTAAATTGGTATGGATTGTCAAATCAGTAGCTACGCTGCCGACAGATACTGGACAAAATACGTATTTTGTCGGAATGAATAGCGGAACAGGGGTTTCTTATCAGTTTAAAAATCTGAAGATCGAAAAAGGTAACATTGCAACTGACTGGACTCCAGCGCCGGAGGACTATGTGTCTTTCGTAGACGTTGAATACTATTTGTCAACCTCGGCAACTTCATTATCCGGCGGCTCATGGTCAACGACAGCCCCAACATGGGTTAACGGAAAGTATATGTGGAGCCGTACGGTAACAACGGACGGGGCTGGTTACAGAACATATTCGCCAAATCAAAATGGAGTCTGCATTGCAGGAGCGCAGGGAGCAACCGGTGCCAAAGGTGATAAAGGAGATACTGGAGGGACTGGTGCAACCGGAAAAGGCGTTAAATCTATTGTAGAACAGTATTACAAATCAACGTCAGCAACAGCCATGTCCGGCGGATCGTGGAGCACGACTTATCCTGGATGGGAGAACAGTAAATATATTTGGACGAGATCGGTGATTACCTATACTGACAACACGACTTCAACGACAACAGCTGTATGTGTAACTGGTCCTCAGGGACCACAAGGTCCTCAAGGTGTAAAAGGCGATAAAGGTCCTCAGGGAGATAAAGGTGCAACCGGCGCAACAGGTCCTCAAGGTCCACAGGGCGCTGCAGGTAAGGACGCAAATCAGGTAGTGCATACGGTAAATGGAAACGGTGAGTCAAATCTTTATGTCGAATTTGCTACAATAAAGATCACAGGTTCGTATGCAAATCAGCCAACAACATTTAAACTTGGTGGCAGAGGTTTTGAGACAACAGATGTCCAGTTTAATTTTATCTCTGCAAATAACTCAGATCCTGGATTGGATTTCCTAAGATCTTCAGGCGGATGGTCGTTATGGATTTATAAAAAGACTACTTCAACGTGGGGCCTTATAACAAGATTAAGTGAACCGTATGGACAGCTGAGAGTATTTAACTATACTCAAGGTTCTGGTCCATATACAGTGACGTGGACATCAACCAAATTAGCTTCTTTACCATCTGGTTCAATTAATGCGAATCCTTTACAAGCAGCAAAAACAGCCACCAACTTTATGCAGTTTACTGATGGGACCGGATTGGAAGTTGGTAATAAAACCAGCGGATCTTGGTCTGGCTATCGGACTAAGATTTCAGCATCAGCATTTGAGATTCTTAACCGGGCAGGAACGACACTCGCATATTATGGTGATAAGTTGATACAGCTTGGAAAGAACGCAAAAGATGCGGTTATTGAGTTATGTGGCGGTGTCGGTAAGATTTTGGTTGAAACAAAATCCGGCAATGCGGCTCTGTCAATCCAGAGCGAATATGTGGATATTAAAGGTGTCCACGAATCTGTATTGGAGACATCAAGTTCTTCTGGAAGCTGTATAGCCGGAGCTGTTGACGATTCTTTTGTTGTAAATACTTACTCGGATGCCAACAACAAAGCAAACTTCGATATTGGTAACGGTAGCATTATTCTTGAATCAAAGAAGAAAGGTTATCAGGCAGAGGTCGAATTTTATGGCTGTGGCTGGTCTGGAGGGGTGTATACTGGAGCGTTCGCACCGACCAAGGCGTACTCCGAAAAGATTATGTTAGGAGATAGTGGAAGAGTATGGGAGCGTTTGATTGTTAAAAACTCCCCACAGGTCACATCCGATCGCCGCGCCAAAACAAACGTATTTCCACTCGGTGAGAGCAAGATCAATAAGACGGATATTCATTCAGAGCTGTTCGATCGCTTAAAACCAGTTCAGTATCGGATGATTGACGGTGATGGGCGCATTTGTTATGGATTCGTCGCACAGGATGTCGTAGAAGCCATGCGAGAACTAGGAATCCGAGAAGACGAGCTGGATCTGGTACACCACGACAGGAAGAACACTGAGGATGGCTATATTGATACTTATAGTATGGTATATACCAATTTGATTGCGGTAATAACGCATGAGCTTCAACTCGAAAAGCAAAGAAGATCGAACCTTGAAGTAGAGGTTGCGGATCTAAGAAGTGAACTTGAATCCATGAGAGATAATATCTCTGGAGATACAAATTAATTTTTAGGAGGACAAAAATATGGCAGTATCAGCAACTTACACAAAGGACATTCATTATTCTGGAATCATCACAGTTGATGGCGAGACTGTTGTGTCTATGGACGCCAATATGGATGCAAAACATCCGGATGTTCCAATCATCAATCGCTACATCAACAACGGTAGAAAGTATCGTGCCAATAAAAAGGATATCGATGATGTTGTTGATAAATTTGAGAATGACATCTGGGACGAGTATGATAAGTACACTGCAGAGCTGGAAGAAAAGGAAAAAACTGAGTAGGGCCGGAAACGGTCCTTCTTCTGCGTTCAATAGTGGGAAAGAGAGACAGAGCAGTGAATGAAATATTAATGCAGACATATACGATAGCACTTCCAGTGCTGCTGGGCTACATCGTCTGGCTCTTAAAAAATCAGAAAAGGGATCGAGACGCGAACAGTAAGGGAACTATGTTACTACTCAGAGTCCAGCTGATTGAGTACCACAGCAAGTACACACAGCTTGGGGACATCCCATCCTATGCATACCAGAACTTCTGCGAGATGTACGAAGCCTATCATGTGCTTGGTGGAAACGGTATGATCACAAAGATGAAGCAGGAAATTGATGAATTACACTTAAAAAAGAAAGGCGATTGACATGGAACAGATTATGAATTATGTAAAACCAGAACTGATCATTGTAGCTATTGTCCTGTACTTCCTGGGCATGGGCCTGAAACAGGCACAGGCTGTAAAGGACAAGTATATTCCTCTGATTCTCGGCGGCGTGAGCATTGTACTGTGTGCTATCTGGGTGCTGGCTACCAGTGAAGTGTGCACCGGTCAGCAGGCGGCGATGGCCGTCTTTACGGCGGTCACGCAGGGAATCCTCGTCGCAGGGCTGAGCAACTATGTGAATCAGATTATTAAACAGACACAGAAACCAGAGTAAGGGCGGCCGAAGACCGTCCTTCTTTTGCGCCGGCGCAATTTGCTTGGCAGAAAGGAATCAGCTATGAAAATTGACAGATCTTTTATCAGCACCCAGAACACTTATGAAGAAAATGATCCCAGGTGCATCGTAGTCCATAACACGGACAATTTCCGTGTGGGTGCCGATGCCCGTACACACGCAGAAGCGCAGCATAATGGTGAGCTGTCCAATATGTCTGCGCATTATTATGTTGATGATGGCGACACTGCCTACCAGGCCGCGCCGCATAACCGCGGATGCTGGCACGTCGGAGTCAACTATGGCGGTGCTAACTTGTTTGGACGCTATGGCAATCGGAGCAGCATCGGCGTGGAAATGTGTGTGCAGAGCGGATATGACTATGAGAAGGCTTTCCGTAATACCGTTGCGGTGGTCAAGAAGATCATGAGAGAAACCGGAATCCCGGCATCCAGGGTATATCGGCACTATGATATCTGCAGCAAGCACTGCCCTAGCCAGATTATGGAAAGGGATGACTGGGGTCGCTTCAAGAAGTTGATCAGCGGTGCATCCAACACGCCGAAGCAGCCGGAAAATACGAAATACGAGCCTGGAATCTATAAAGTCAACGATGCAGCGCTCAACATCCGTAAGAGGCCGAACGTTGACAGCGAAATTGTCGGAGTGATCCGGGATAAGGGCAGCTACACGGTGACGGAGATCCAGAATACGAGTTGGGGACGGCTGCTCTCTGGCGCTGGCTGGATTAACTGCCATACTAAGTATTGCACTTATGGCGGCGCAGCTCCAAAAGAGGAGCAGAAACCGACCGCAAAAGCGATCTCAATTGATGGCGTATGGGGTCCGGAGCTTACCCGCCGCCTGCAGGAGATCTTCGGGACCGGCGTGGACGGGAAAATCAGTAACCAGCCCACGACAAACAAGAAATACTGCGTCGGTATCACAGCGGCCGAGTGGAGCAATCATCTGTCCGGCGGATCAGCTCTGATCAAGGCCATCCAGAAATGGTCGGGGGTAACTGCTGACGGATACATCGGACCACAGACCATCCGCGCGATGCAGCGCAAGCTCGGCACACAGGTTGATGGTGTGATCAGCAATCCATCCGCGATGGTACGCGCCCTGCAGGAATGGTGCAATCGCCAGTAA